GCCTTGAGAGTACCGAGGGTCTCGGACAGGGTCAATGCCCATACGTTCTTGCCGTCCTTCACTGTGGCCTCAACGGCCGAAACAGTGACGCCCTTGCCCTTGGTTGTGAACTTAGCGGCACCAACCATGATGTTGTCGCCGGCAAACGGGATGTGCTTGTAGCCGTCACGGACGATGTAAATCACCGTGTCGTCAGCCCCGGCTGTGTCAGCCGCAACCTCGTAGGTCTTGAGAATCTTGATGGTGGCTCCGTTGGCTGTGTCAGCAACGGCATCGGTATACTCGCAGACATCTCCGGCAAACACCTTTGCGCGACCGGGGAACGGATTTACGATTCTACCACCGATAGGAGGATAGTCGAATCCGTTGCGGACTGCTCTGGTTGTCATCACGAAGACGTGCTTGGTACCACCGATTTCACCTTTGGCCTGCATCATGACGCCGCCATGGAAGACTGCGCCACCCGCCATTCTTTCCTGATAAAAATCCTTGTTGTCCATTGTTTAAAAATTTAAAAGTTATCCTGAATACTGAAATGGACTGTCCTAATCCTTGAATCGTGCGGCAATATCGTCAAACTCGTGCTCGTCGATATGCTCGTCGCCTCCTCCGCCTCCGTTTGTGTCACGGGGCTTGCCCTTGGGGTCAAAACCCGCAGCCTTCATGTCGGCGGTGTAGATTGACTCTGCCTTTGCCACGAGTGACGTGACATCCGGCTCCTCGCCAATCTCAAGTTTTCCGAGGGCGATGTCTGCAAAGAAGTTGTTAAGTTCTATCTTCGCCTCGCCGAACTTGGACTTAAGACCTTCCTTCACTGACGCAAGCACCGCATTCTTTGCAGCCTTTGCCTCGCGTTCCTTGGCATCCTGCTCCATCTTCTCGATTCGGGCAAGCAGCGCCTTGTACTCCTCGGACTGGTTTTCACCGCCTCCGTTTTCCTCGGCCTTCTTCCTTTCCTCCTCTTCCTTTTTCTTGCGCTCGGCTTCCTCCTTTGCCTTCTTGACCTCTGCAGCCACGTTGGAATGAAGGTTTCCGTTCATGCGCTTCAAGCGGTTTGCCAACTTTGTGACAACCTTGTCATTCGCTGACTCGTCATCACCGATTTCTTCGAGAGCCTCAACGAGTTCTTCGTCGATTGTCCTCTGACTGAGTGACTTGAATTTGGACGTATCCTCCTTCTTGTTCACAAGTTCCAAAAGTTCTTCTTTTGTCATACTTAAAATTTGATAATTATCGTTTTAAACGTGTTAATTTAGGCATTCTTTGCATAAATATTCACTTTCAAGCGCAAATTTATGAATAAATATTCATTTTTCCAAGGATTTTTGTATAATTTTGCAGAAAATATTCAATATTTTTCAATTTAATGGCAAATAAAGCGTTTTCTAACCTCGTTTTGGATGATGGAACAAAAGTTTACACACAAGAATACATCCAAAGCCTTCGGGATGCAGACAAGAAGCATCCCGACAAACTAAAGATTGTCGCACAGCGAGGCGGACAGGAGGACATGCTTGCCATTGACGCTGACATAAAGATATGCGGAGGAAGTAGAGGTGGCTCAAAGTCGTTTTCTTCTCTCATGGAGGTGCTGAAAGACATAAAGAACCCCGACTTCCACGCCGTCATACTGCGTAACGAGAAGGACGACCTGCAGTCGCTTGTCACGGACTCGTACAAGCTGTTCTCGCAGTTCGGAACGTACAACAAGTCGCAGAACGACATGACGTGGAACTTCGACAACGGAGGATGGCTGAAATTTTCTTACTATGCCGGCGCATACCAGGACTTCAAGACAAGGTTCCAGGGAAGGCAGTTTGCATATATATGCATAGACGAGGGTACGCAATGCCCGTACAAAAAGTTCAAATATCTCCTAACCAACAACAGAAACGCGGCGCACATACGCAACAGGTTCTGGATAACCTGTAACCCGGACCCCGAGTCGTGGGTCAGAAAGTTCATAGACTGGTGGGTCGGCGAGGACGGATACATCATACCGGAGAGAAACGGCGTGCTAAGGTACTGCTTCATGGACGGAGACACCCCGGACTCGATATACTGGGGCGACACAAGGGAAGAGGTGTACGAGCAGTGCAAGGGAATCATCGACAGTCTTTGGAAGGAAAGCTACGCCGAACTCGGGTACGACAAGCTCGACATGTTCATCAAGTCGGTCACATTCGTGCGTGCCGACGTGTCAGAGAACATCAAGCTCGTCTCCACCGACCCGTCGTACATCGCCAACCTCGCGCAGCAGGACGAGGAGCAGCGCATGCGCGACCTCGACGCCAACTGGAACTGGAAGGCTGCGGGCGACGACATGATAAAGATTGAGGACCTCGAAGCCATATTCGAAAACGCGGAACAGACAGGCGACGGGATTGACAGGGCTTCCGCGGACATCGCGTTCACAGGAGGCGACAATTTCGTGATGTGGCACTGGAAGGGATGGCACTGCCTTGACCTCCGTGTGATGAGGCTCGACTCCAAGACCCTTGTCTCTGTGGTACAGGCGACGCTAAGGGAATGGGGTGTAGAGGAAAGCAACTTCACGTACGACATGCAGGGAATAGGACAGTACTTCAAGGGATTCTTCCCCGACGCCGTACCGTTCAACAACCAGGCTGCGCCTATAGCCACCGAGAGGAAGGAACAGGACGGCATAAAGTACCTGTACAAGGACCTGAAATCACAGTGCGCGTGGCTTTTCTACAGATATATAAAGGAACGTAAAATATCAATAGCCGATGAATTGCTTGAGAGAAAATATTCAGGACACGGGTTCGAGAAGGTCCCGCTACGACAGATTCTGCAGAAGGAGAGAAAATGTATACGACGTGATGAGGAGAGTTCTGACAGGGGCTTCAAACTTCTCCCGAAGAAGATAGCGAAGAAATATGTCGGGCACTCCCCTGACTTCTTCGAGTCCTGGTTCTACATCATGATATTCACACTCGTAAAAAGAAAACATAAAATAAAAGGATTATGGCGAATTTAGACTTTAAGGAAATTCTTACCAAGAAGCCGTGGTTCGAGGTGCTCCCGGGAGGGTACATGAACCACAACACGGGTGAGGTCACGGAGGACATGGACGTCCCCATGCCTTACGACAAGCTGAACCTGCTCGTCAAGACGCAGGCTGACTTTCTTCGGGAATACTACCCGACATCTCACAGGATTTACGACACGGAGGCTTATCCCGACATCTGGAAGCAGAACCCCGATTGGGACCCTGACGACCCGAAGAGCGGGAAAAGGTGGTACAAGCAGCCCATCACGAGAACGGCTTTCGCCTTCCAGCAGGTGATTGCCACAAAGCACATCCTTCACGTCACGGGCAACGACGTACAGTTCGAGCTTGCCGACGGCGTTGGCTCGCTGTCCAAGAGCGACAAGGACAAGGAGAACCTCGTGAAGTTCAAGAAGGGATGGCTACAGGCGGGAATGGAGACCGTGATGTTCGACGCGATGTCATCGTACATGATAACGGGCGACACTGCCATTATCGGGTACATGCACGAGGGAAAGTACGGCGCGACCGCACTCTCGTACAAGAAGGGCGACACCCTCTACCCTCACTTCAACAGCGTGACGGGAGAGCTTGAGGTCTTCGCGAGAAAATACTACGACTACGGCTCCGACGGGCAGGTGCGCATAGCATGGGTAGAGGTATGGGACGATACCTACATGTACCGCTTCAAGGACGAGACCGTTGACCCCGAGAGAAACATTGTCAGCAGGACTATGGACAAGATTAAGGGCTTGTTCGGCATAAGCGGCTTCAACCTCGTGTCGAAGGAAAGACACGGATTCCCGTTCATTCCCGTGGCGTATCTGCGCAACGACGAGGGTCCGTGCTGGGCTGCCGTGCAGAAGAACATCGAGGACTACGAGGAAGCCTTCTCGTATCTCTGTGAGAACAACAAGGCGTATGCGTTCCCCATCTTCTACGTCAAGTCGGATGATGACGACATCGAGATTACCGGCGACGAGCTGACGGGAGCCGCCAAGTTCGTGAAGATGTCGGGCGGAGAGGGCAACGAGGCCGGATTCCTCAACGGCACCGACGCTTCAAACGCCTTCGCCACGCAGCTCAATAAGTCATACGAGCTTATCTACGAGCTTTCGTTCACAGTAAAGCCGCCCGAGCTGAAATCGGGAGACCTGCCCGGCGTGGCGCTCAAACTGCTTTACTCCCCTGCTATCGAGGCTGCCTCAAACGACGCGCAGAAGGCGCAGCCGTTCCTCAACAAGGTGGTGACTATGACAAAGTACGGAATAGGACTACAGGAGAACATGATTGCCACTATGACGGCGTTGCCAATCAACGCGTGGATTGAACCCTACGTACACCAAAACTTCACCGAGGAAATCACTAACCTTGCCACTGCAGTGCAGAACAAGTTTATATCCAGGCAGACAGCCTCCGAGCGTTGCCCGAAATTCCCCATGCCTGATGAATTTGAGCGTATCATGCGCGAGCAGAAGGAAGAGCAGGAGCAAGACCTCTTGATGGACATCGCCCGTGCCGACAACCAGACTCAGAACGCAATCGAGGAAGAGGAAGCTACGGCGAGGATAAACAACGGTCAGTCCGGACAGGACATCAATACTGGAGGAGGCGGAAGCGGACGGAAGCCAGGCAGGCCAAGTGAAGGCAAGCATGATACCTATGATTCTAACCGAAACTGGCCAGGGCGTATAAATTGGAACAGGACTCTAAGAAAATAAAGTATGGACGAGAAGCAACGCGGAGCACAATTCGCACTCAAAAGAGGACAGGCGGGGCGTAATGCGGAGACGCATGCCGCCTCCATCCTCTTCAAGGCCGCAAAGAAGGTGATAGACGAGTCAAAGACTTACATGTCACCTTCGGGCGGTCTTACAAGGGAGTCCGAACTCCTGAAAAAGGCACAAGACATAATGGCATCGACCGCGCCGGAGATAGAGGCGTACATGAA